TGGCACCGTCATGGACTAGCACCAAAGCAAGGTAGACTGCTGGTTCGCAGTCATTCCTTTGGGATACTCTCATGGCAACCGTCAAACCCCGGACTAAATTCTACATAGTATGTGAATCTAGTCCGAATGACTCGCCAAGGCGTTTGCTTAACGCGGCATCCCTTGGTTCCGATCTTATCCAGTAGTGCAAAGCTCTACACGGTTTGAAGCTCCGGGCCGAAACGGCCAAATTCTTAGAAATATGCTATGGAGCGGTAATCAGTGGTATAGACGCTTGTGGAGGTCGACTTGGTCCGAAGGCCGGTTCATCCGGCCATAAGGCACAAGTCCGCTTCGCACTCTGGATGCTGCGTACTGCGCTGCAGTCTGGTGTGACTCATCTGGCACAACTTTTGAAGAAAAGTGCCGCCCATCTCCGTGAATGTGTTTTCAATTAATAATCTTAAGGAGAGGGGCCCCAGCTATTACTGCTTCGGTTGGCTCGAGGAAGCCATAATTCTAGGTGTATCCGAAGCACTTCAGGCCGCCTATAAATGTCCTACATTGGACGGGCCCTACCTGAAGGTAATAATGCTGTGGAGCAAGAGTCACTAAAGAAACACCATAAGGCCTTGACTACGGAGGCGTAGTCCCCACCTGCATTCTTAGAATATGCTTAACGATTTAGCTAGCAGTGGGCAGAAAAGTTCCTTGCGAAGGAACCCTTCGGGCCTTACCTTCCGTCCTACAGCGGGGGAGCTTGCTTAGAGAGCAAGAGATCCTAAGGAGGATCTGGCGAATATTTACAAAATATCCGGCCCTCCGCCATGGATTTCATGGATTAAATGGACGGAACGTAGTTCACTATGCGTACAAGTTAAATGATTACCTCCAGTTTACGTGAACGGTGTTTCGACAGACTATAAGATGTTTCTATTCCCCATGCCTAGGTGGAAGTTGTCCGAGAACGTGGCTTTAAATGCCGGATAGTGACTAAGTCACCAGGTGCATTGGTACACCTGAGTCACCATTTAAGAAGATTCTTGTTCTCCGGATTACAGAAGACGCCGTAATTGTCGCACGTGCTCCAAGGTGAGCATGATAAATAAGTCAGTGCGATCTGTAAGAAACCCCGATTGGGTAACATTCTGTCAGCAGATCTTACAGCGGCGTCGGATGAACTTCCATTCGACTTACTAGGAGCAATTGTAAAGGGCCTAAAGAGTGCACGGATCTTTTCTGAATAAACGGGGCGCCTTGTCGAGGGCACCCACGTTATTCCTGTGAGGTATCATAGAGTATTAGATCTCTGCACTGGCCAACAAGCCTTGCATTATGATGATTATGACGAGGTCGAAGAAGTCGTTCTCACTAAGAGGGGAATCCTCATGGGATTGCCTACTACGTGGTCGCTTCTGAACCTCTGTCAATTAGCGTGGTGCGGCTGGTCGGCGCTTTAGGTCTCTCGAGCTCCGGGGGGCAACTACAAGAAGTAGTTGACTAGAAACATCTGGGAAGACAGGACATTCGCCATCTGCGGTGATGATCTCATAGCAATCTGGTCTTAATAAAGAATTGAACAGTATGAGAAAATCGTGCGGGATTGTGGAGGAAGATTCTCAGTAGGTAAGCATCTGTGCTCGACGGAGTACGGTATCTTTACTGAGGAGATCTTCTATTTCCACAGAGAACGTAGGTAAGCCTACGGGCATCTCAATGATGACCCAAAAATCTCAGGCTAGAATTCAAAGGAAGAGTTCCCTACTATTCTCGGCAATTAGGTCCCTGCGAGAGGTCTAACTTATTACTCCGGAAAATCAACGGTTGTTAGAGTCAGCGCACTTCGTTGCTTCCCCCTCCGGGGGTTGGCAATGATGTGTCCACCTGACCACGGAGCCAATTAAGGAGAAAATCCTCTCTTGCGAGTTGGAATGGTAACTGAAGCCTACATTGATCGTGGCTATGACCCCTAGAGGCTCGGACGACTTATCCGCCTCTTACATCCTAATATTGAGGGGTAGTTACGACATTATGGATTCCAACCGCATCTTCCGCGCAGCTTGTTTGGCGCAGGGCTACCGCCTTTGAAAAGGCGTGATTAACTTGCATGCTCCCTACCGAAATTCTGGCGATAAGCCGTGGGAGGATTTGTTTATCGTACACCCTGGTACGAAAACAAAGATCCCTAATCCCTCTGGATTCGCGAAGCTGGATAATAAATAAGACAGCTGGCTGAAAAGCAGCCTCTCTTCGCGGGCTTGGTACAATGGAGCAGACCTGGCAAGACCCCCGGAAAAGATTAACCGGGTTGGCACAGGTTAGGCGACGGCTGGAAAGGCGTGGACGAAATCATTTCGAAATCTACTGCAGCTTACGGACTCATGGGCTACCCTCTGGGTACCGGTGAGGCCCTGTAACTGCATCCACACAGGCTTTCCAAGGCATTAAAGAACATGGCTAAACTTTTCTTTGTATTAAACGGTTCTTTAAGCCCCCTCGCACCCTTAGAGAAGGTGCGAAGTCGTCGGAGCAAGTCTAATCCCCCAACTCTGTGGGGATAGCCGATCG